GATAATTTAGCAGAAATTGAAAGTAAATACAAATCGGTGTATGAGAATCAACAAAAAGGGTTATCTTCGTTCAACGAATCAACAGGAGAAGTTTTAGATGTGCCAGTAGTTACATTTAGCAAGTCAAGTTTAGCAGTTAAAAATAAATAAATAATAAATAAAATAAAACAATTATGAGTAAGAATAACAAATTCCTTTTAACATTATCAGCAGAAGAAAGAAAAGTATTAAGAATTCATTGTATTTATAATAATATCTCAATGAATAAATACATAAGAAGTTTTATTGATAAAGATTTAGAAAAATTAAAAAAGAAATATGAAAACAAATAACATTACAAAAGAAGATTTAGCAGAATTAGGTTTTGTATACCTTAAAGATTACGATGAATTTTATAAGAAAATTTCAAATAATTTACATATATCTATAATGTTAGATGAAGATTTATTATTTCTTTGTTCTTCTAATAAGAGTAATATAAGGTTAGAAAAAGTAAATACAATTAATAAAATAAAACAATTAATAAAACTATTATGAGTGCATTAATCAATTTAAGTATTAAAGGAAAAGATGGTTATAAAAACTACACAATTTCCATTTCAGATGAAACTAACCAATACGGGCAAAACGTTGTTATGTATGAACAACAAAGTAAAGAAGAGAGAGAAAATAAAGTACCTAAAAAGTACATTGGTAACGGAAGTGTAGTTTGGTCCTCAGGAACAATAGTAGTTGCAGAGAAAAAAGAAGTAAATAATACTCCAAAAGTTGAGGAAAATAATGACCTTCCTTTCTAATATCAAAAAATAATTAACTTTTAAAGCGTAGCAAATCAACTTGTTACGCTTTTTTTATGAAAATAATTAAAAAAAAGTAGTGAACAAATTTGTTTATTAAAGAATAAATTACGTATATTTGTATCACACAAGGAAACAAACTTAAAAAATTAGAAATTATGAAAATTGAAATGAAAGATGGTTACGAGGTAACTGAAGAAATTTTACAAATTGCAAAAGGCTATAATTTCTATACAGATTACATTAGCAACTATGGTCAGATGAAAGATGCTGAAGAAAAGAACAGGGATATAATGGAAAAGTTAAAAGAATTAGGAGTAGAAAAATTAAAACAAATATAATCATGGAAAATTTACAAAAAAAAATAGATTCTTTAGAAAACAAAATCTATCACGTTAAACAAGCATTATCAAAGAATATTGAGATTTTAAAGAAACATCACAAGAGCCATTTAGAAATGGTTAAGGAAAATCCGAAATCAGAATACTTTAAAGGATTGGCATCAGATTCAAAGTTTCAAATTGAAATTGCAGAAATGAATGAACACCATATTTTACAAATTTTATTACACTTTTAAAATGAGATTACCTTTAGAATATTACATCATGAGTAGCTACGAAAAAAACGATAGTTACTCTACAAATGTTGCGAAATCAGTTATATCACAATTTGATTTAAAGAATAGAACGAGAAGTCAGGAAGTATTAATGAAAAGACAGTATGTAATGTGGTTTCTTCGAGAAAATACTAATTTGCCTTTACAAAAGATTGGCGACCTTTTCGGAGGATTCAATCACGCTACAATAATCTGGGCAATTAACGCAACGCAAAATAGCTTAAAAGTAAAAGACAAGGTATTCAGTTACCACACCGAAGAAGTGAAGAAAATGATTAATCAATTTATAAACAAGTAAGACATGAAACTATTTAAAAGAAAATCAGTAAAGAAAGCAGATTGGAATGATAATGTATACATTCCAACAAACAACGGAGTTACAAAGTCAGTTTCTCAATTATGGTGGGAGAATGGTGGAAATTTTAATCCTGAGTTATACGACCAATTAATGATAATTAAACATAGTAAGTAATGATAGTATCAGACACAAAGAAAAACGAAGTAACAAGAAAAAACTTTGATAGGTTATTAACTAAGTTAGCGAAGAAAACTAAATGCGATTCAATCGAGATAGCTATACGTTACGAACTATTAAAGAAGATTGACAGACACGCTTATGATAGATTTAGGCGAGGTGTTGACTTAACAAATGAAAATTTAATGATTATTGAAAACTATATAAATGAGAAAAATGGTTAGTTTAGTGTTAGTAGGGTGTATAGTTGTTGCGAGTTGTGGCATATACGCAATGATGTTAACGGATGAAAAGGAATTGAAATCTGATGAATACGATGAGAATAATTTCCCTATTGATTCAGGAGTTAAAACAACATCAATAGATGAAGATTTAGATAAAGAATTGAAATACTTTAAATGGTTAAGGGATGAGAAAAAATAGGAAAGGTAGTATAATAAAGCAAAGATACTTCAGAAAATTAAAGAATGAACATTGCAAAATATTAAGTGAATTAGGTTACTATAAAAACGAAGAAAATGACTAAAGTAAAATGTAAATCATTAAAACCAAATTCAGTTGATTTAAAATGTAAATTATGTAATAATGAAACTGATTATTTAGAAATTCATCATATTATACCAAAATCAAGAGGAGGTTTAGACACTGAAAATAATTTAATTAATATATGTATTGATTGTCATGGTTTAGTTCACGATGTTAGTTTTAAACGTTCAAAAGGTGTTATATCTACAGCAGCTCAAAAAAGCAAAAAAGAATTAATTGATGCACGAAAATGGTGTGATGATAATAGTATATTAATAGAAAATAAATTTGATGAATTAGTAAATAAAGATATTGATAGAGTAAATTTTATAAACTATTTGATGTTAAATTGTGATAGCTTTAATGCTATTAATTTAAAAGAATATGTTTTAACTGATAAAATAAAAATTAAAAACTTTAAAATATGAAAAAAGAAAATTTAAGTTTAAATCAGAAACTTGTAGCGGTTAGTATAATGCTTCCATTTATAGCAGATACTATTGAAGACCTTTTAGATAACACAACAATAAGAAAAGACATCTTCGACAAGCATATGGTAAATAACGCAAGGACACTAATTAAGAAGTTCAGAAAAACTGATAACGAACTAATAGGAACAGCAAGTATACAGGCTATTGACCAGCAATCAGAAATGTATATAGCCTTGAAACAATTTTTAATTGAAAATTTAATAATAACAGAATGACACCAAAAGAAAAAGCAGAAGATTTATTTATGATATTTGTTAATAATGGCATGAGTCAAATCAAACCTGTAATTAATAGAGTTATAAGAAAAGAAATGGCTAAACAATGTGCATTAATTACAGTTAATGAAATATTAGATTCATGTCCAATGTATTATGAAGGCTTTGAATACGAAAGTAATTTAGAATATTGGCAAAAAGTTAAACAAGAAATAGAAAAAATATGATTACTGCAACACACAAAGACAAATCCTTCAAGGTTAAAGTAACCGAGTTAGGAAAAGAAACTTTTAAGGGAATAGTAATAGAATCCGACATGAAAGTTTATCAGATTCACTACTATGGTATTTTATGGGTAAAAGATGCATTTACTTTTGAAGTTGAAGAAGAAAAGAAAGAAGTTGAAACAAAAGATTTAAAAGCACCAAAACATTATGATAATACAAATGGTTCACTTTATAAGTTTGCTAACGATAGAGGTCTTAATTCATGGGAATTCGATATCTGCAAACGTGTAATAAGATGCAGAAAGAAAGGAAACTTTAAAGAAGATTTAGAAAAAACAAAATTTTTAATTGATTTATACCTTAAGGAATATGAAATTTGAATATTTAATAAAGATGCTCGAAACTTGTTTACTATATGTTTCGGACGATAAGAAAAAAATAATTAAGAAACAAATAAATAAACTAAAAAAATAATTAAATTTACCTCCATTATTAATTTAATGGGGGTTTTTTTATGGTTGAAAATGTGGAAAGAATTATGCAGCTATATGCTGAGAATGGTAATAAAAGCGAAACAAGTAGATTAATTTGCAAGGAATTAGGCATACAAATAACCGACAATGTGCGAAGAAATATAACCAAAATAATCAGTAAACGAGTTGATAAAGGTGTATTTGACGAATGCGAAAAAGTTGGAATAGACCCCGAAAAAGTTAAGCATTATTGGTATAAGGGGAAAAACTATTCAATAAACGTAAAAGGTGCGGAGAATAACCAATTTAACTACGAAGATTTTAAACAGGATTTTATCGGAAGTGTAAAAGATTTAAGTCCAAATCATATACAAATTATTAGAAATGAATCAGATGAAGATGGGCATTGTTTACTTATAGACCCAAGTGATTTACATATAAACAAACTTTGTTCAGCATTTGAAACTGGCGAAGAGTATAATTCACAGATTGCGGTTAAAAGGTGTAGAGATGGTGTTGCAAGTATCATTCAAAAATCAAAAGGCTTCAATATTGATAAGATTATTTTAATAGTTGGTAACGATGTTTTAAACACTGATAACACTAAAAATCAAACTACTAAAGGGACTCAGCAATCGACTCACGAACTTTGGTTCGATGCCTTTATAATGGCAAAACAAATGTACATAGATATTATCTCAACACTTGTAAGCATAGCAGATTTAGAAATAGTTTACAATGTTTCTAATCACGATGAAATGAGTGGATTCTTTTTAATGGATTCTTTATACTCCTGGTATAATTCACACCCAAATATTAAATTTGATAGAAGTCCAAGCCACAGAAAATATACAACATACGGAAAGAATCTAATCGGTACTACTCATGGCGATGGTGCTAAGCAAAATGATTTACCTTTACTTATGTGCCATGAAGCAAGTGAACATTGGCATACATGTAAACATCGTTATTGGTTTACACATCACGTACACCACAAAACAAGCAAAGATATAATGAGCGTTCAGATTGAATCATTAAGAAGTCCAAGTCCTGCAGATAGTTGGCATCATAAAAGTGGTTACCAACATTCGCCTTTAGCAATTGAGGGGTTTATTTTCCATAAAGAGTTCGGTCAGGTTTGCCGAATTACAAATATTTTCTAAGCATATAACCTTAAAATAAAATTAAAATTTAAACATATAACCTTAAAAAAATGAGTAAAATAATATTAGAATTCGATAGCTTTGAAGATTCAGATGAAATAAAAGACTGCATGAATGGAAGTAAATGGAGAATGTTAGTTACTGAATTAGATAACTATTATAGAAACATATATAAGCATTCAGATAATGAAGAAGAAATTGAAAGGGCAGAAAAAGTAAGAGATAAATTAAGAGAATTATTAGATTATTATGAATTATTTTTGTAAAAAGTATTGCATTTAAAATAAATTACTATATTTGCATACGAAGCGTGAGAACTTCCAAAGAAATTTTATAACAACAACAAATAAAGTCAGGCTTAATAGGTTATCTCACGCACCTATTAGCTTGGCTTTTTTAATTTTATTTATTATGATATACAAATTAGAATGCCAAAATGAAAAACGAAAGTCTATTGAGTTTGAAAAATTAGATGACGAACACTTATTAATTAATATAATTAATAGATATGAAGATGAAGAACAAAGTTTATTTCTAAATAAAAAGGATGTTTATTACCTTATTGGTGCATTACATTTACTTCATAAAGAAATGAAATAGTTATGGCTAAAAATTTCCCTTATTTTAAATTCATAGCAACTGAATGGTTGACTGGTGATATAGTTTATGAAGACTTTGAATGTCAAGGTTTATTTATAAATATTTGTGCTTTGTATTGGCAAAGAGATGGTAAATTATCTATTGATGATATTAATAGAAGATATAAAAACGAAAGTATAATACAATCGTTAAGCGGTCGCTTTTTTTCGGTTAATAATGGCTTTATTTCGATTAGCTTTTTAGATGAACAACTTGTTGATGCTAACCATATTAGTAAAGTAAATTCTGAAAATGGTAAAAAGGGTGCTGAAAAGAGAAAAATGTTAGCGGTCGCTAAGCAATCGTTAAGCGAAACTTCAGCGAATTTTAACAAAGAAGAAGAAAAGAAGAATAAAATAAAAGTAAATAATAATATACCATCTATCGATGAGTTTTTGGCTTATGCTATTTCATTAAAACCAAATGTAAATATTGAAAATGTAAAACTTAAATATAATTCATGGTTAGTTAATGATTGGAAAATTAATAGACAAGGTAAAGAAGTATTAATTAAAAATTGGAAAACAACTTTATCCAATACAATTCAATACTTAGGTGAACAAGAAATTAATACTAACAGATTTAAAGTATCGGTATGAGTAATTTTATAGAATGGAATACTTTAGACTTAAAAAAATTAAGTGGTAAAGAGTCAATAAGATGTCCTAAATGTGATGATGTTAGAACAGATAAGAGGGATAAATCATTAAAAATAGACCATAACTCAGGAATAGGTAAATGTTTTTATTGTGAAGCATTAACGTTTAGAGAAAGTAATTTAGATAAGATTCAGACTAAATATGTTTATCCAAGCCAAGAATGGAAAAATTATACAAAATTATCTGATAAATTAGTTAAATGGTGTTGGAGTGAAAGAATGATTAGTCAAACAACTTTAAATCATTTTGGAATAACTGAAGAAGAAATCTATTTTCCACAACATCAAAGCAAAAAGAATGCAATTACATTTAATTACTTTGAGGGAGAAAAAGTAGTAAATAAAAAATATCGTTCAGCAGATAAAAAATTTACACAACATACAGGAGGTAAACCAATATTTTATAATATTAATTCAGTTATTGGACATGATAAAGTTTATATTGTTGAGGGAGAATTTGATGTTTTAGCAATGTATGAAGCTGGAATAAAAAATGTTATTTCTTTACCAAATGGTGCAAATGATAATGATGATTATTGGATTAACTCCGAAAAGTATTTAAAAGAAATTAAGCATTTTGTTATAGCAGTTGATAATGACGATAAAGGAATAGACACAAGAAATAAGATTTCACATAGGTTAGGACGTTTTAGATGCACTTTTATTGATTGGGTGGGTAAAGATGCAAATGATGATTTAAAAGAGTCTAAAATCAAAGATTCTTTAAGTAATGAAAAACGATTTCCAATTGGTGGAACATTCAACACTTTAGACTTGTTAGATGAAACTTTAAGACTTTATAATGAGGGAATGCCAAAAACAATATTTCCAAAGAATGAAATGTTTAAAGGTTTTGAAAAAGACTTTAGTATAATGATGGGACAATTAACAGTTGTAACAGGCATTCCATCACATGGAAAAAGTAGTTTTGTAGATTGGTACGCTTTAAATATTGCTAATGACTACGATTATAAACTTTCTATATTTAGTCCTGAGCATAATCCATTAGGTTTGTATAATTCAAAGTATGCAAGTTTAACAATAGGAAAACCTTTCTTTGGGCAAAATAGAATGAGTGATACTGAAGTTTTAGAATATACTGAATGGAGTAAAGAGAAACTATATTTTACAACATCAGAAGAAAATATAACTCCTGATTGGGATTGGTTACTTGAAAAGTTTAAAGAGCAAATGTTTACTTTTGGGATAAATATGTTTATAATTGATGCGTGGAACAAAGTATTAATGCCTAAAGGATTTCAAGGTAAAGACGGAATAGACCAAATATTAACAAGAATAACATCTTTTTGTATTCAATATAATGTTCATATTTTTTTAGTAGCACATCCTACAAAGATGAAGAAACACGAAAAGACAGGAAAATATGAAATACCTGATTTATATTCTGTAAGTGGTTCATCTGATTTTAGAAATCAAACTCATAACGGCTTATGTGTTTATAGAGAATTTGGAGACGATATTGAACCAGGTTATACAATGGTAATTAATTTAAAAACTAAATACGATTTTCAAGGTAAAATTACAAGTTCAACAAAGTTCAATTGGAATAATGATAATAGAAGATTTTATGTAGATGGATGTTTAAACTCAAGCTATTCATTAATAAGAAAAAAAAATAACGAAGTAAACGAATTTGATGTGTTTGATACGATTCAACCAAATACTGATTTTGATGCACCATTTTAAAAATAAAGATATGTTAACAGAAAGATATTTAATAGAAAAAGGATTTCACAAAGAGAAAATAAATGATAATATTTATTACATTTATGGCTGGTTAAGATTAGAGAAATGTTTTTGCGGATACATAGTTAATAGACCATATAAAACAATAAGTACAATTGACGAACTTAAAGATATAATGAAATGAAATATAATAATGATTTTCAATTTGATTTAAAAGTAGGTCAAGCGAAAGAACAAGAGTTAGGAAATATATTAAACGATAAAACAATTGAGGTTAAATATGATTTAAGAGCCTTAGAAACAAACAACGTATATGTAGAATACCAAAGTAGAGGTAAACTAAGTGGAATAAGTACGACTAAATCAGATTATTATTGCTTTGCATTTGGCGAAACTTATCATTTGATTGAAACTAAAATACTAAAAGAACGTTGCAGAAAGTATTTAAACACAAATAGGGATAAATTAGGTGGAGACAATAACACTTCAAAAGGAATATTATTACCAATAAACGAATTATTTTAATTATGAACACAAGACTAATTAAATTTTACAAAGGAATTATACTAACCAAAATACATACAAGGTTAATAGAGTTAAGAAGTTCAAAAACTATTGAAGAAGTAGATAAAGAATTGAAAGAGTACGCTGGATTCAATCCAAATATTTCGACTAAAGATATGACGCAAGACGACTTAAACGAGTTAATTGTTTGGTCATTTGCTTTTGGTGATGAGATAGGTATACACTTAAACTTTTTAGACAACGATTGCGATTTTATTAGGGAACTTTAAAAAAAAAATAATATGAAAAATATAGAATTAAAACATAAAATTAAAAATGATAAATATACTGAATTCATATATGAATCATTTGACATACAAAACAAAGAAGAAACAATAGTAAATATACCTATGAATTTTGGAGAATGTAAAACATTTGATTGGAATATTGGTGTAATTTATGGAGGTTCAGGTACTGGTAAAACAACTTTATTAAAACAATTTGGAACTATTGAAAAAATAAATTTTGATTCAGAAAAATCATTAATATCTAATTTTGATTGGTTAGAACCAAATGATGCTACAATGTTACTAAGTTCAATTGGATTATCATCAGTTCCAACATGGTTAAGACCATTTCATTTATTAAGTAATGGAGAACAATATAGAGCCGAATTAGCATATAAAATAGGTAAAGCAAAAGAAAATGAAGTTGTATTAATTGATGAATATACATCAGTTGTAGACAGAGACGTTGCCAAATCAATGTCATATGCTTTACAAAAATATATTAAGAAATATAATAAAAAAATAGTACTAGCATCATGTCATTTTGATATAATGGAATGGTTAATGCCTGATTGGACATATTCACCACTAAAGGGTCGTGTTGAGAAACACGATTATCGGCTCAGAAAAAGACCACAAATTGAACTTCAGATATTTCGATGTAGATATGAAACTTGGAATATATTCAAACAACATCATTATTTAAGTGCTGATTTAAATAAAGCATCTATCAATTATGTTATTTTAATGAATGATAAACCAATTGGTTTTGTTGCTATTTTACCATTTCCAGGAGTAGGTGATGAAAAAACAAGAAGATGCTCTAGAATAGTAATTTTACCTGATTATCAAGGTTTAGGTTTAGGTAAAGAAATATTGAATTATATATCATCTATTTATTGGAAAAATGAATATCAAATGTATATTAGAACAATGTCGCCATCTTTAGGTTTAGCATTAGAAAAAGATAAAAATTGGATAGCAACATCTAGTAATAAAAAAATTCCAGGAAAAGATACATCAGGAAGAAAATTAATAGAAAGACCTAGTTTTTCTTATAAATATATAGGTTATAAATCTAATGATTCAACTGATATTATTATGTTTAAATCTGATGTATATAAAGAAGTAGCACAAAATCAAATAAGTTTATTTTAATTATGAAGTGTAAACAATGTAAAGAAAAATTTATTCCTAAATACTTCAATCAAAAATTTTGTATGGTAAATGATGAATGTATTAAACACTTTGCAGAACAAACTAAATTAAAAGCATGGAACGAAAAGAAAAAGAAAATGAAAAATTATTTACTTACTTTACAAGATTGGATGAAGTTAGCACAACAAGTATTCAACAAGTATATAAGAGAACGTGATAAAGGAAAACCTTGTATAGCTTGTGGTTCAAATAACATGAAGAAAGTTAACGCTTCACATTACTATTCAGCTGGAGGACATTATAACGTTAGATTTGATGAAAACAATGTTTTTAGTGGCTGTGAACATTGTAACACTTTCCTTAGTGGTAATCTGATTCCATTTAGAGAAAACTTAATTAAAAGAATAGGTTACGAATCATTTGAAAAGTTAACGATAGATTCACAAATAACACGTAAATTTACAATCGAAGAATTAAAACAAATAATTGAAACGTATAAACAAAAACTTAAAAACAAATAAACATGAAAAGTACAAAAGAATTAGTTTTAGAATGGGCAGATAAAAAAGGATTGCTTAAAGAAGAAAACCATTTAAAGCAAACTTTGAAATTGACAGAGGAAGTTGGGGAGCTATCAAAAGCAATACTTGAAAAGAATCCTTACGATACAATAGATGCGATAGGAGATGTATTAGTAGTTATCACAATACTTGCTAAACAATTAAATTTAGACATTGAAGAATGTTATAAAGCAGCTTACGAAGAAATAAAAGATAGAACAGGGATAACTATTAACGGAGTATTTTATAAAAACAAATAATTATTAAAAAATCTTTAGTTTAAAAATAATTGTTATATTTGAACGTGAATAAAGATTTACTAAATAAAATATTACAACTTCCGAACAGAAAGAATATAGTTACTAATTATGGAATGTTTCAAGATTTACATTACTTTATGAAATTATATTACGATGAGGGAGAATGGTGTAGGAAGTTGTATATTTATATTTTAGAAAATTACAAGACGTTTAAAACGAAAAGCAAATGAGTAATTGGTTAAGTATAATTTCAAAACATCATAACGAATGGGTTAAGATAGTTAAAGGATTTGGAGAGAAAGTATACCACGAAGATATAGTACAAGAGATGTATCTTCGTATTTACAAGTTCAAGAAACCTGAAGATATTATACACAATAACCAAGTAAACAAAGGTTACATTTTTCTTACCTTACGTAATTTATATCTGTCAAGCTGCACTGAGAAGTCAAAGGTTAAAAAAGTATCGATTGACGATTATGAACAATGCGACAAGTACAACGATGAATTAATGTTTCTGACTTATGACGAGATTCTAAACAACATTGAAAAGGAAGTTGAGGAATGGAATTGGTACGATAAAAAAATGTTTTATATTTACCACAACGAAAATAAATCTATTAGAACATTATCTAAAGAAATGGGAATATCAAAGGATAGCATTCACAACACATTAAAAAAATGTCATGCTAAGGTAAGAGAAAAGGTAGGAGAAGATTACACCGATTATTTGAACAATGATTACGAATTTATAAAAAACAATTAAATGGCTAAAAGAAGAGCGAAAGGTTTAGGAGACACAATAGAGAATGTGCTTCAAGCTACAGGAATAGAAAAAATTGCAAAGTTTGTATTAGGCGAAGATTGCGGATGTGATGAAAGAAAAGAAAAGTTGAATAAACTATTTCCATATAAGAAAGTGAATTGTTTAGAGGAAAATGAATATAATTACTTGACAACATTCTTTTCAAGAAAAACAGACCAAATAACACCTGTAGAACAAAGTGAGTTATTAAGTATCTTAAACAGAGTATTTAACACTAAACACGAGCCAACAACGTGTAATTCATGCTGGAGAGATTATTTAAACCAATTAAAAAAAGTTTATGAAGAATATTAAATACATTTTACCGCTATTATTATTATTTAGCTGTAAGAAAGAAGTAACACAAAAAGAAAAACCAACATGTACTTGTTATCAGTTACACGAAAATATGGAGTATAAATATGCTGGTACATCATTAGTAAAAACATGGGCATTTGCTTATAAAACAACTCCTATTAAAGATTTTTGCGAAACTGCAACAGGACAATATATATATAGTGGTAACGTTAATCAACATCGTTACGTGATAAAATGTAATTAATATGCAAAGAGAAATAGAACTAACGTTTAAGAAGTTAATTAAACAAATACCTAAAGACCAACGAAAGAAAAAGTTTGTATTTATTTGTTATGGTTTAGCAGCATACGACAAATTTGAATATAAAGGTTATAAAGTATTCAACATTGAAAGTGAAAGAGACGAAATCACTATCATGAGTAAAGACGATTTCGATAAAGCATTTATGGATTTTGATGATGCTGAAATATTATGAGAAGTAAACAAATACCATTGTTCTTATACGCTTTCTTAATGACTAAGAAATGCAAAAATATATCAATCGTTTTATGTAATAACTAATTGAATAAACAAAACATTTTCAAATGGCAGAAAGAGGAGGAGCAAGACCAAACGCTGGTCGTAAACCAAAAGATGAAGAGAATAGAATAAGAGATTTAATGTTACCTTATTCATTAGATGCAATACAATGCTTAGCAAATATAATACAAGACGATAAAGCAAGGCATAACGACAAAATAAGTGCATCAAAAATTATTATAGAATATTGTTATGGTAAACCAAAAGAAACAATTGATAGCAACGTAACTTTAAATGATTTCAATATAAAGGACATTGTTAGAGTTAAATAGTAAATACAATGGTTTGTTCTCTGATTCACGTTACTTTGTTATAACGGGTGGTCGTGGTTCAGGCAAATCGTTTTCAATAAATAGTTTTCTACTTGCGTTAACATACGAAGTAGGTCATGTAATCTTATTTACACGTTACACCCTTACTTCTGCTCACGTTTCAATTATACCTGAATTTATAGAAAAGATTGAACTTATAAATAGATTTCAAGACTTTCATATAACTAAAGACGAAATAATTAATTTAAGGACAGGAAGTAAGATTTTATTCAAAGGTATTAAGACTTCATCAGGTCAACAAACGGCTAATCTTAAATCATTATCAGGAGTTACAACATGGGTATTGGATGAAGCTGAAGAGTTAACAGATGAAAGCGTATTTGATAAGATTGATTATTCAATAAGACATAAGGAAAAACAAAACAGAGTTATATTAGTTTTGAATCCTGCGACGAAAGAACATTTTATTTATCAAAAGTTCTTTGAGAATAAAGGTGTAGATGCTGGAACAAACATAATTAAAGACGATGTAACATTCATTCATACAACGTATGAAGATAATATCGAAAACCTTTCTAAAAGTTTCTTAAATCAAATAAATGATATTAAAGAAAGAAGACCTGACAAATATAAACATACAATTTTAGGCGGTTGGTTAGATAAAGCGGAGGGGGTAATATTTAGCAATTGGAAAATAGGTAAGTTTAAAGAAGTTAGTCCTGTTGTATTCGGTCAAGATTACGGATTCAGTAACGACCCATCTACATTAATTGAAACTTCAATAGACAAAGCAAATAGAATAATTTACATTAGATTACATATTTACCAAACTAATTTAACGACATCACAACTTTACCAACTAAACAAAAACTTTGCTAAGGATAGCTTAATAGTTGCGGATTGTGCAGAGCCAAGATTAATAAACGAACTATACGATAAAGGTTTGAATATTGTAGCTGCTATTAAAGGTAGCGATTCAGTTAAGTTTGGCATAGCTTTACTTCAAGACTATGAACTAATAATAGATGAAGATAGTGTTGACTTAATTAAAGAGTTAAATAACTATTGTTGGTTAGAGAAAAAATCAGAAACTCCGATAGACAAATTCAATCACGCAATAGATGCTTTACGCTATGCTGTTAGTTACCAATTAGAGAATGAGAACGCTGGTCATTACTTTATAAGATAGTACGACTAAACACAAAAATAAAGTTTTATAATTATGAAAGTTGAAATCAATATACCAAGTAATTTAAATGAAATTCCGTTAAAGAATTATCAGATATTTATTGAAGAAACAAAAGATTCAAAAGACAATCTACATATTGCAAATAAGATTTTAGAACATTTTTGCAACGTTAAGTTAAAAGATATTCTACAAATAAAATATACAGATGTAATAGAAATTTCAAATCATTTCAATACTATTTTCAACAAAGAGAAACCTTTAATCACACGTTTTGAATTGGGTGGTGTTGAATTTGGATTTATACCGAACTTTGAAGAGATT